ATCTTTGCTACACCACTTTGATCGGTATAAGCTAAAGTCATTGCTCTTCTAAAACCATAATTTGTTGTAGCAGTAACATTGTCTACATTTTTTAAAACCAATACTTCTGGATTATCAAAAACATGATATTCCTGAGACAAATTTAGCGTAGGCATACACACCCCTTACATGAATTGTGTTTTGTATGTTTGCGGATTCACATAAGTCAAAAGCTTATTTACTTGCGTAATATGCTGCAAGGTCTGCTGCCTCCACTCTGTCCTAGAAACAGCAACACCTTCCCATGAATAAGAAGGTTGAGGGCTTGCAGAATCAGCCACCAATGCGTTTATATAGTTGTCTCTTATAGTCAGGAGGTTTTCGGCTGGAGTTGGCATAATAACCTCTTAAAAAGAAAGATAGGGGCCAAGAACTGACCCCTAGCTCTAGGGTAGGTAGGACTAGGCTGGAAGTCCTTGAACAACATAACGAGGATCAGTAACACCAGCAGAACCCCACCAAGAAGCCTTGATGGCAACCGCAATGTCCTGATTGAACTCGGCCCAATTATTCGCAGGGGCTTGAACAACTTCCATAGGCTTGGCCTCTCTCCAGACAAACGCTTTCTTGAAGTTACCCAAGTAAACATATTTGTCTGCTGTGGAAGCAGCAATACCGCTGGTTACCAACAGGTTTCTCGCATGAGCGGATGTGAGAAGACCATAGTTGTTGTCAAGCGGATTAGGACTTTCCAACTGCTCGACATCACCAGAAGTGGCAAAAGGCCCATTTTTGGTAACTGTCTGAGGATTGAGAATCCTACTTGCAGTATATTTTTGGAAAGGCATAACGAGCATTTGCATACCAGGGCCAAAGATATCGATTGGCTTGCCAGTATTAGGATCTTTCATTTGGTAGAACAATTGTTCTAGCGTATTAATGCTAGCAAAATTGCTCAACGCATAAGAAGTCACCTTATTGATGAAGCCAAAGGTCATACCCGCTTGAGCGGTGGCTGAATAAGTGTTTAGAGTTGACTCTACACCATTAGCAGTACCGTATACATAGCTACCTGTGAGGCCGAGTACCGTGTTAAGAATTCTCTCTTCACGAACTAGACCGCAATAAGTACCTACGGATTCAGCAGATGCTAAAGCTTGGGAGGTCTTATCTGAATAAATCATTTCTGCGGTAATCGCACAAATTCGACCCACCTTTTCGATGGCTGGAAGTCGTACATAATTACCAGAGAACATGGTGTGTGGATAAGGCATACCAGGTTGAACCACTTCTGGCGAAGGACTGATGTCCGATAGCCAAGGAATCAACTCACTAGCAAGGTTTTGACCAGCAGGGATGGTCGATACAAGTTGATCACCAATAAATGATGCCAACTTATACTTTTCTTGAACTGTAGTGATAAGGATCTGGCCTGTGATGGCAGCAAAGTTAGAAGCATCTACCGCTTCGGTTGCTTCCATAAAGGTTCGATCTGGGCCATTGAAACGATTAAGCTGTTCAGCCCAATCATCGCCCATGATGCCTTCTGCAAGGCCTCTAAGGGAAATTCTGCTTACAGCGATATCGCCTTTGGAAATGGATTCCGAAAAGAACGCCTTGGTTTTAGCCAAACCATTTTGTTGGCCGAATTCCTTCAGCTTTTTACCTAGACTCTTCATATCAATCTCCTTAAAAAGTTGTGGATTATCGGGCCACAGGGTTTTGACTAGACAACAATTGGAATTTTACAGTACCAGTACCAGCAAGGGCTTCAACAACTCGACCAATAGCCAAAGCAGCGGATGCAACTTTAACTAAAGATTGGGGCTGAAGAACGCTAGATACGGAAGTGGGGCCAACAAAATCCCCAACTAAAAGAGCGGAACCAGTATAAGTTCCAGCGTAGATACCAGAGCAGTCAACACGAATTTGGTTGTCTACTGAGTTACCGTACACAAGAGCTATATCTTCCCTCTTTAATTGACCTGACACACCTAGGAAAGCACTTGCAAACGCAGTTTGAGTGGTTGCCAAGTTGGTATCCCAAGGAAAATCAAGAGCGGAGATCGCACTACCGGAAGATAGGGCTACTAGATCGCCAACTTGAATCGCCTTGTTGGTGGCAACTGGAGCCACCACAGGATTAGTCGCATTGAAACTGTAAGTAATCGCCATTGATAGGACTCCTTAATGATGGCTTACTTGCCAAGGACATTTTCACGGAACTGTTGATAGTTCGACTCGCCTTGGATTGCAGTCGAACTAACTGGCTTAACACTAGCTCTGACAAGAGCAACTTTTTTCCTGTCTTCAATCGCTTCTGCCCACATCGTTTCACCGATAGCGGAAAGTTGCTTTACAAACACAGGGGTTGGCTCCAATTTATTCTCCTTAAGCAGGGAGAATATTTTTTCTTCATTGAGTTTTTCGGCTTTCCATTTGCGAAGCTCTAGAAGTTCATTAATGGATTCCTTCTTTTCGTCATCCATTTCTTCTTCGCCAGAATCATCGTCACTAGTAGAAGCTTGTGCTGGTGTTCCAGAAGTAGGATTTCCTGTTACATCTGAGGTTTCAGCAGTCATGCCACCGAGGCCAGTTGCATTGGCAATAAGGTCAAGAATCATCTGACCCTTTGCCGAACCTTCACCTGGGCCAACGCAAATTTCCATAATTTTCTTGAGCATATCAGAAGACGGTTCTTGCGAATCCGGTGAAGCAGTTGGTTCTTGTGCGGGTGCAGCATCTGGAACCTCTTCCTTATACATTTCCTTTACAGGATTTTCTTCGGTCATCATTTTGTCATTTTTCATTGCAGTCTCCTTGGATTCAAAAATGGTGGTGGTCGTTGCAGGGTTTGCAACTAGATCCACCGATCTTACTCTGTCGATTCTTACTACTCTTTCTGTACCATCTTGGTCTGGAATTGATTTGCCACTAACGAGATGGCTAAAGCCTACATCACCGAGGCCATTATTTTCTGCGAACCACAAAAACGAATCAATCCCATCAGCATGGGGGTTATATCTGAAGTCCGCATATAAACCTTCTGAGGTAAAACGGACATTTTGAAGCCATCCTAGCCGATCAGAAAACAAAGGTGCTTCGGTTTTGTGGTCTTTATTTACTGGAGCGTTTTCGTATAGCGGAACTGCATCACGAATCGCTTTTGGATCGTAGATTCTGCCATTCATTGAGCTAAATCCAAGTACTTTTACACCGTAAACAATGCACTTGTTTCGGTCAACTACACCTGGTTTATTTTCGAT